GAACGCGCACGGTTGACATTGCCGCACATTTGGGGCGTAGCGTAGCCGCTGTTTATGAAGAATTGAAGCGCGGCTACACGGGCGAACGCAACGAAAACAAGCAAAGGAAATACAGCGCAGAGCGCGCGCAAACAGTTTTTCAAGACAATATCGCACAGCGCGGAAACCGCCGCGCCGCTACCGAGGAATAAAACCGCGTGACGGCGGTTCGGAATTTGGAAGGAGCTATTCAACATGGAAAAAGGATTTCACGCAACGGAGTTTGACGGAACGACTTTCGGAATGGCGATTGAAACGAGTACGAAAGCGTATGAAAACTTCAAAAAATCCGTAAAGAAGGAAACGGCGCTTTCGTTCTTCGGCGATCCGCTTCAAGTGTTGACCGTTCCGCACACAGCGGTGGCAGCAATCATGCAGGAAGCATATTGGCTTGTGTCGGAAGGACGGTACTTCAACAAGTTTTATATCGACGGCTTCAAAGGGAACGAAGAAATTTACATCAAGTATTCGGACGATCCCGTTGATTTCAGAACAAGAAAGTGGGAAGGGAGCGTTTCAGCATGAACGAAAAGAAAGGAACGGTATTTGAAGCCGTCACAAAGGACACGGCGACACTTGCCGCGTTGCTGGGTTCGCTTCCAGTGCTTGAAGCGCCGTGGGACGATGAATTTCACAAGCGTTTTTGTTCTTCGTGTGACGCGGAGAATTGCGACGCGGAGAATTGCCCGAATAACGCCTTCCGGAACAATCCGGCTTGGTGGCTTGCCCTTGACGCAAGCGGGGTTGAATTATGACGCGGGCAAGAGCGCCCGCCGTGATCGTGCAAATGCCGCAGACGTGCGGAAGCCTTGCTTGCATTGAGCGGGCGAACGACTACACGCGGAATTGCTACCGATCGGCGGAGGATCAGAGAAAACAGCGGCAACAGAGGGAACGCCGCAGACGCGCAAGGGTGCGCCGGAAGTTCGCCTTCGCGCTTGCTTTGCTGATTGTAGCGGGCTTGCTTGCGGCGTTTATGCCGTGGAGCGGGACAGCGCCGAAGCTTCCGGCAGACGATCCACCCGATATTGAAAAGGCAAATTCGGCAGCAGGATTGACGGCGGGACAAGCCTTCGTTGCTATACCGGAGCAGGACAAGCCCGCCACCTACACGCCGCCAGCGGCAGAGGTTGAAGCCCTTGCAAAAATGCTTTACGGCGAAGCACGCGGCATTCCTTCCGACACGGAAAAAGCCGCTTGCGTATGGTGCGTATTGAACCGCGTTGACGATCCGCGCTTTCCGGACACGGTGCTGGAGGTTTTAGAAGCGCCGTATCAGTTTTCCGGATATTCGGCGGATTATCCCGTTCTTCCGGAGCTTGAAGCGCTGGCGGCGGACGTGCTGACACGCTATCACGCGGAGCGGGACGGCGAAGAGAACGTCGGAAGGGTTCTTCCGCCGGAATACTGCTTCTTCACGGGCGACGGGAAACACAATCATTTCACGATCGGCTGGCAGGATACCGAAACATGGGGCTGGACACTTGAAAGCCCTTACGAAAATTAAAGGAGCGGGACACATGGCAAAAGACAAGAAAAACAACAGCGGCTGGCAGTTCCCGAAGGCGCTTGAAATCATCAAGTGCAAAGAGGGCAACAAAGAATTTATGAAGGAGCGCCCAGCGCGCCGCCCGTTCGGGAATACGGTTCTTATTTGCGAATATCCGATCGAAAGCGCCGGAGCAGAAGAACCGAACGCAAAATTGATTACATGGCGGCTGGCAAAGCGCGCGGCGCGTGACTTCTTGCGCGTTTCGTATATGCCTTCGGCTATCGTATCCGCCGGAGAGCGGGACGGGAAAACGTCGATCCGCGTATACGGCAAATATTAACCACGAAAGGAGCTATTCAACAATGTTTCAGAAGAAAAAGAAATGCGGCGTTTGCGGGTATCGCTTCGCGCCGAAGAAAGAAGAAGTCTACACGGCGGAAGAACCGCGTTCGATGGCTGAATGCCTTACAAAACCGCCCGTGCGATTTTCGGCGATTGATTGCCCGCGTTGCGGTTGTCAAATCGCCCTTGCGATCAGAGTTCCCCGCGTGAACCTTGCGCCCGTCGTCGAGAGGGACGAACCGGAGGAAAGCGAGGTGGCGGAAAATGAAGATTAAAAATATCGCCGCGATCTGCAAGAAGAATAAAAGCGTCGTTCTTTTCGAGCGGCGCAACGATGAAGGCGACGTGACCTTGCAATACATAGGCGACGGCGGCGCGGTGTATCCGGCTATCGGGCTTCCCTTGCTTGACGAAGAAAGCGTTTTAGCGATCTTCGACGTGCCGGAGAAACAGCGCGAAGATTGGTACGTTCGTTCAACGGGCATTCCGGAGGGTATCAACCTTGACGACATAGACGGGACAGAAAAGCCCGTCGAGCGGGAAGCAATTTCGATCGTGTATTCGGGAAGAACCTTGAAGCCCTTGCGAACACGTCGCGGGCTTGTGTTCATCGAAAGCCGTTATCTTTCGCCCGTATCTGACGTTATGGACGTGATGGAGCTTTACGAAAGGATCACACCGAGCGGCACGCCCTACATTGTAGCGAAAGCGGGCTTCCTGCTTCAAGCGGTGATTATGCCGTATGACGTTATCAATCAACAGTTTGTGGATAAATTGCAGGAATTGACGCGCGAATGCGTGATTTCCCTTGATCTTCGCAAACAGGAAGCGGAGCGGGAACGCGCCGCCGAACCGGAACAATATTCTTTGAACGTCGATCCGGAAACGGGCGAAATCGTCGAAGGAAGCGAGGTGGCGGGCGAATGAACAATGCGCTTCTATCATCAAAAAATATGTGCTGGTGTACGCCGCAAGACTTATTCGACGCGCTGAACGAGGAATTCGGCTTCGTCCTTGATCCGGCGGCGACCGACAAGACGGCAAAATGCGAATTGTACTACACGCCGGAAACGGACGGGCTTTCGCAAAGCTGGGATCGCGGCGGCGCTGTATTCTGCAATCCGCCTTACGGACGCGAGATCGGCAAGTGGGTAAAAAAGGCGTTCGAGGAAGCGCGGGGGGGGTATCCCGTTGTTTTACTCATTCCGGCACGCACGGATACGACCTATTTTCACGATTACATTTACGGGAAAGCGGAAATCCGCTTCATACGCGGGCGGCTTCGCTTCACGGACGAAGAAGGCAACGCCGCCGATCCAGCGCCCTTCCCTTCTATGCTTGTAATTTATAACGGGGAGCGGGTGAAGAATGAGTGAAAAAAGATCGTGTGAAAATTGCGGGAATATAGCTTGCGCGAATAGCATTATCGCCATTCACTATGACGAATGCGTGAAAAGCGGGTATTCAAAGCATTGGAAACCGAAAGAGAACGAATGCACACTACCGCCCGAAGCAAGGAAAAAGGATTGCGGAGGGTGCGAGGGTTGCGGCTGGGAGAGGGCGGAAGCCGCCCGCCGCCGCGCCTACTTAAAAGAACACGGCTTGACGCTATGCGCTGACGGCTTGCGAAGGCTGGTTATACGAAAGGAGCGATCGGAAATGAAATACACGGTATGCGACCATTGCGGCGCACATCTTGACAACGGCGAAAGGTGCGATTGCGTGAACGCAGAGGGACACACGCGAAGCGCCGTCCCCCTTGAAACCGTCGTTGATATTGAGAAACAGACGGAAGCGAACAATCGCGCTTTGAAGAAAATTGCCGACTTCATGGCGGAATAAGAAAGAGAGGACGAACAGCGATGACAGGAATTAACGAAGTCGCGAAGCAAATTCACGAAAACGCCGTTGAACACGGCTGGTGGGACGAAGAAAGGGGCTTTCCGGAGATCGTCGCGCTTTGTCATTCGGAGTTGTCCGAAGCGCTGGAGGAATACCGGAGCGGGCGACCGAACCTTTACTTCCCTTGCAACGCTGGCGGGCTTTGCGTAGACGACAGACCGGACGAAAACGTTTCTTGCGGAAGCAGGATTTACAATCCGGACGATCCGGAAGCGCCTTGTTCTGCAAGAAGCAAAAAGCCCGAGGGTATCGCCGTTGAAATGGCGGATTGCATTATTCGTATTCTTGATTGGTGCGGGAAAGAGGGTATCGACATTGACCGCATTATCAGCATGAAGCACGAATACAACAAAAGCCGCCCGTACAGACACGGCGGCAAGAAGTGTTAAAGCCCGTCGAGCGGGTGCAGACCTACATATTAAAGAAGGGAGCTTTCAACAATGACAGCAAATAAACACGGCTTCGAGCCGAAAACAGAATTCACGATCGGCGGGATCGCCTTCACGGTTATTCAGACGGGCGAAGATTGGGTGAAGTGCGTTGCTTCCGAATGCGTCGAGGAAAGAGCGTTCGACGCGAAGAACCGAAACGATTTTGCCGCGTCCGATATTCGCGCATATCTGAACGGCGAATTCTTGCGTCGTCTGATTGCGGCAGGAGCGCCGGAAGAAATGTTCGAGTATTTCAACATCGACTTGACGGCGGACGACGGTTTGAAAACCTACGGCGGCGATCGCGTCCGCGTCGGGCTTATCACTTGCGAGGAATACCGACTTTTCCGCGAACATATCCCAGCGCTTCCGAATGATTGGTGGTGGACGGCTACCGCTGACAGCCCGATCAATTCTTTCGTCCGCTATGTCAACTCGGGCGGCACGCTGAACAGCCTCATCGCGTACTTCGGCTACGGCGGCGTTCGCCCGCTTTGCAATCTGAAATCTGAAATCTTGAAATCTTATCTTTCCGGCGGATATGAGAAGCAGGACGCGCCGGAGGATCAGAGAGAAAAAGCCGTCGATATGATGAAGCATATTGCGGCGGCATGGGACATTGACGCGGAAGAAGTTTTCGGGAGGGCTGACGAATGACAATGTTTGATTTTATGGTAAACGCCTTCTATATGCTTTGCGGCGTTGTATGCGTTGCCGCTTCGGTGCTTGTCGTGTACGGCGTTGTAAACGGGATCATTAAAACGATCGGGCGAGGAAATCACAATGGCAGATATTAAGATCGACGAAGAAATGCTTTTGCGCGCGGGGCTGGGTATCGGGTACGCGTTTGCGCCATTCTTTCGCGGCTTGCTTCAAGGTGTAGAGGATTACGAAGTTGAACGCGCCGCGCGGGATATGATGGCGGAGAATGACGCGCAGGAAGTCGAAGAGGGCTTGAAACGCCCTATTCAGAAAACAGAAATCGGAGATTGCCGGAAGTGCTGGTGCGATCAATGCGCGAAGCTGGAGCAATGCGAAAAGCTACGCGAAGGCGCGCTTCCGGATGGGATACGCCCTTTCCCCTGCATTGATTGCGGGGACGGAATGCGCTTCAAGCCTTGCGAAGAAGCAAGGTGCGAAGATTTCGTGCAGGGCGAAGGAATGAACAACGGGTAAAAAAGAAGAAGCGTCCGGCGTGACGTTCCGGACGCTTCTTTTCCCCTTTAACGGTTGCCGCAAAGGAGCTATTCAACATAGCTAAATTATAGCATAAAAGCGGCTTAAAGTCAAGGAAGGGCGGGCGCTATTATGCGGAGAGTAAAAAGAAGGACATTTTCGGGCGTTGTATGCGAACAAGAAGTATTCAACGTTTCCGATCGTCTGCAAGACATACGCAGAGCAGAGCCGCGCCAGCGGTTCAAGACACCGGAAGAGCGAGAGCAACACCGGATCAACATTTCAAGAAGAAAACACGCGCGGGCTTTCAATGAGAATTTCAGCCCACGATCTTTATATAGTACGTTGACGTTTGACATTGAACACGAATGCCACGAATACGCAGACGTGAAGAGGGTTCGCGACTTGTTCGTTCGCCGTCTGAAATACGCGTATCCGGACGCAGTTATATTTATATATGTAGGACGCGGCAAAACAACACACCGTTTTCATATTCACATGGTATCGGACGGCTTGCCGCAAGAGTTCATCGAAAGCAAGTGGGAATTCGGAAGCGTTTTGCGTATTGAGCATTTACGCGAACACAATTATTACGACGGGATCGACCACGGGCAGGATTACACGGGGCTTGCAAATTACCTTTTCGATCATTGGACACCGGAGCAAGGCGGACACCGTTGGAAGCAGACGCGCAACGCCCGCAAGCCGGAGCGCGAAGAAGCGAAAGAGATCAAGCGCGAATATACGGAAGCAAAGCCGCCGCGCGCGCCGAAGGGCTACATATTAGTGGAAACAAAAAGCACGAAATACGGGTATCTGTATTTCAAATATGTATTAGAGCCGCCGAAGCGGACGCGAAAGCGAACGACACGGGCGGAAAGAAGCTGATTTCGGGGATCAGCATTTCAAAGCCTTGTAAATGTGTAACGTTTGGGAACGAAGCCCGCTTCGTTTCAGAAGATAGCCTTCAAGATCGAATTGTTTTATTCCCCGTCGCCTGTTTTCCAAAGATCACGAAGGCGGCAAGATGTCAATAGGATCGTGGAATACCGGAGCGGCGCAACGCGGCGCGAGGATATGCCGCGAAAGCCTATTGATAGATTGACGGCGGAGTGATAGAAACAGGGCGGCGACGGGGATAAACAAGTTCGATCAGAGAAAGGCGCGCACTTATCCACAGCATACGCGGGGAAATGTGCATAAATTATTCCTTTGAGCCTGTTCCCCCCAGCGGGGGGCGGAGGGGGGAGAAAGAAAGAAGGTGATCGCGATTGCTTGAATTGAACAAGCTGTATAACATGGATTGTATGCAGGGAATGGCAGAGTTTCCGGACGGGTTCTTCGATCTTGCGATCGTTGATCCGCCTTACGGTATTGG